AGTTGCTAGTTACAATTATAATTCGTATCTTTAAGTATAAGATATAAAAATAAAGGTTATGGCAAATTTAAACACATTTTCAATTACTACTCAAGTTCAATTCGACGAAGCTCTTATGTGGGTTTCAGATCTATACAAAGATGTATATGGTTCTAGACCTAGAGGGTATAACTTCCATACTTGGTCTTTCCAGGAGTTAACTGATTTCGTTAATGATTTATCTGAAGAGAATGATAGACAAGTACGGGATGAGAAAGCTTTTGAACAGAAGGCTCTTAAGGACGTTATGTCTGTTGGTTGTCCTGATAAGAAGACTGCTGCTAGGTGGTTAGATCAGGCTGATGCATTTTATATGTATGGAGATGATAACTTCTATGTAGACCATATAGAAAAGTACGGTTGGGTATCTAAACAGTTTGAATTATGTTAAGATTAACCACAATTATATTTCTACTGTTTACAATCTGGGGTTGTGAGAAAGATTCAATATATCCAGATTTTAACCCTAATGCGGAGATGGTTTTTCCGGTAGAAGCAGATGCAAATGGATATTACCATGTACCTTTAAATTGGACAGGTGAATATTACCCCTACTTTAATCTTAAGGTAAATGCCGATAATACTCCAGAGTGGGCTCACTATAATGATATGAGTGTTGTTACAGGAGAATTTGATACGGATACATACTTTGTCCTTGGTGACTCCGTGGCTTTCACTATCCCTCTCTATAGTCCATACTTGGGCTTACAAACTTATGAAGGATTTCCTATACCTATAAGAGATACGATAGTTTATTTAGATCAATTTGCAGGGACAATAGTGCCGATAGTACAAAATGACACAAGAATATACTTTACAGAAGAGGGAGAAAGGTTAACTTCTACAAGAATAGTAGGACCTTTTCCACCGGAATTAATAGGAGATACTATATCAATATATATGAAAATAAAATGGGATATAGGAGATATATTAGAAAAAGACCATTATGTTGAAAAATTTATTGTAGAATAGTTGCTATTCCGAATTTTTTTTAATACCTTCGATATATAATAAGATTTTAATATATAATATATATAATTAATTTATAATTCATTTAATAACAATATAATATTTTAATTTAATAATAACAATATAATTAAGTAAATAATTCATAATAATAATAATTTAAAAAGGTTACCTATGTTAAATGCAGAACAGATACAATCCAATTGGGATAAACACATTAAAATTGTAAACCACTATATTACCGGTGAACGTAAACAAAAAGTACTCGATATGCTTAATGCTATGTCTGATATCTATTGTATGGCGCCTGCAAGCGGTAAAACTTGGTATCATAATGCTTTTGCAGGAGGATATGTAGATCATGTAAATAGAGTAGTACAATACACTGTTAAGCAATCTAATTTATATAAAGAAATGGGAGGTACTATTGACTATACTGATGAGCAGTTAGTTTTTGCAGCCTTATTTCATGACTTAGGTAAGCTAGGTGATGGTGAAAAACCAAACTATATACCCCAGACTGATAAATGGAGACAAGATAAACTTTCAGAAATGTATACGTTTAACCCAGAATTAGATTTTATGCTTATACCAGACAGATCTTTATTCATTCTCCAGAAGTTCGGTATACAGGTAGACCAGAAAGAATTCTTAGGTATTAGATGTCATGATGGAGTATTCGATAAAGCTAACGAAGCTTACTTCTTCAGTAACGTAGAATCATCTAGACAAAAGACTGCTTTAATTTCAGTACTACATACAGGTGACTTCTTAGCATCTAAAGTAGAATACGACTTATGGAAGAAACAAGGAGGAGAATCTAAACCTAAAGTTACAACATCAAAATCAACTACAGGAAGACCAGTAAAAGCTTCTGAAGGGTTATCTAATTTAATTAAAAACATATAATATGAATACACTAACAATAATTTCCGGAGTTTTAGTTGCCTTTCTGTCCTTAAGTGCTTATATTATAAGAAACCTAATGTTGAAGGTGGAGAAGTACGAAGAGGTAACACAAGATCAAGTTTCTTATCTCCAAACTATATCCCAAGCCATTACAGAAGGAAAAAAGCACCTCGATGAAATTGACACTAAAGGAACATTTAAGTCAGACGATGAGGTCGGTTATTACTTTGAACAACTAAAAATAGTACAGTCTGAGTTAGACCGATATATGTTACCTAAAAATTATGGCAAGAAAGAAATCCAAGAATAACTACTTTACTTCAGAGACAGAAGATTATATAAAAAGATACAACACATCCACAGACGACACTTATAGAGCTAAGATCTTTACCGATCATATTTACTTACCATTCTATAAGCTAGCAGAAAATATAATACATACTTTTAAATTCTACTACACTGATGTAGAGAGAATAGAAGACTTAAAGCATGAAGTAGTGACTGTTTTATTAGAAGAGAAGATAATGAAGTTCGATCCAGATAATGGAGCTAAAGCATATTCATACTTCGGAACTATCGTTAAGAGGTGGTTAATTAACTACAACAATAAAAACTATAAGAAGCTTAAACAAATAGGATCTTTCAATGATATGGACGACTCTTATAACCCAGGCGAACCAACCACAGAGCACAGTAAACTTACCCTAGCTTCATTCTTAGATACATGGGTAGGAGAGATGTACGATGCTATAGATGATAACTTCCCTAAAGAAGTTGAAAAAAAGATAGCCGATGCAGTACTTACAATTTTTAAGACAAGAAACGATTTAGAGATATTTAAGAAAAAAGCTCTATACATTTATATAAGAGAGATGACAGATTGTGAAACTCCACATTTAACTAGAGTAATATCAAAGTTAAAAGAGTTGTTTTATAATAAGTACCAAAGGTATTACGATATAGGGTATTTTGATAATAGTTTTAAATAGGGATATTTATAAGAAACTAATTAAATTATGTCACTAGAAAAAGAAATATTTAACGGTAAGACCCTTGCTGATCTATTTTCTGAAATACATAGTAACTCAACTACTACCAGAACTCAAGTTAAAGGTCTAATAGGAGAATTAAAACCTCTTATAGAGAATATAGGAGACGCTACGTTAGTAGTACCTATGATTAAAGAGTACATGGACATCGGAGTTAAAAACGATGACGCCTTATTAAAGCTTGCTGCTATTATTCAACGAATAGAAGCTAACAATATGAAAGGTGAAAGTGTAGACGCTATGTTTAGTCCTGAGGAGCTAGCACAATTGCTAGAAACAACTGAGGATATAATAGAAGAAGTAGAGAACGTTAAGGAAGAAAAAGAAGAATAAATGGCTTACGGAATTGGAGGGTTAGCGGATAAGTTACTACAACAACCAGATCTACAGGATACTGTTATTACAGCTATCCCTGCTAGAGTTGTAGATATAATACTAGACGATACCCACCCCGAATGGACTGATCAAGGAGAAATGGAAGCTTTAGGAGCTATTAAGTTTAGGCTTATAGGTGAAGATCAAAGTGAAGAAGATCCATTAGAGTTAGACACAGCTTTTCCTTTAAGCACTAACTTTAAAATATACCCATTACTCAACGAAATAGTAATGCTTTACACTCTACCAGACCTATTAAGAGACGGAGGAGATGAAAGAGCAACTAAAATATACTACACAACTCCACTAGCAATGTGGAATAATCCTGAAGCAAATCCATTCCCAGACACCTTACAGAATCCAGGCGCAGCTGAATTAGGATATGAATTCGAAGAAAAATCAACCGTAGCACCTCTACAACCTTTCCATGGTGATATTACTATAGAAGGTAGACAAGGGCAGACAATAAGGTTTACTGGAGTAGATCATAGTTTAGTAGAAGTACCGAATGATGATCAAAAGCCAATAACTATTATAAGCAACGGAAAAGCAGGAGCTACTCCTGATGCTCCAATAGTAGAAGTCATTGATGACGATCCTGCCTCTATATATTTAGTTGCAGATCATACAGTTCCTTTAACTCAAGCTCATGAAAAAAGAGATGCTTGGGACGGAGAACCTGATATGGCAGACACATACAAAGGAAGCCAGGTACTAATTAACTCAGGTAGATTATACTTTAATGCTAAAGAAGAAAGCATACTATTCTCTGCAACCGATGCAATTGGAGGTAACGCTAAACGTGTAAGCTTTGACGGAGACGATTACGTAGCAGTAGACGCTACTAAAGTATATTTAGGTACAGAAGCATTCGGAGAAAGAGAACCAGTACTATTAGGAGCTACTACTCAAGATTGGATGAGACAACTACTTGACGAACTAAAAAGACTCGGTACAGCACTAGCAGGAGTAGTACCTGCAGGATCATCTGCCGGAGGGTTAGCACAAATTAAATCACACGGAGCATCTATGTCATCTCCTTTATCCTCGATAAAGAAAGCAATTGATGATTTAGACTCCGAAAAAGTATTTACAGAATAGTATGCCATTTGAAAGAATAAAACCACCGAAACTCCACGCCGTAATAGGTACCCTAATAGGGGTAGCAATTGGTGTGATAATAGCTAAGGGAAACAAAGCAGTACTAGAATCTACCAACCAACTTAATAAAGGAGGTTGTCCTGATGAAAAAGGAGTAGCTAAACTAGCAGCTAAACAAGCCGCCCTAGGAGGCTTATCTTCTAACCTAGCCGCATCTTTAGGAGCATTTAAAGCAATACCACCAGCTATACTAGGACCTGTATCTGCACTAGAAGCAGCAATAGAGATAATACTAATGATTCCACTACCTCAAGCTATAGGGATACCCCCTGGACCTGCTGGAGGACTTATAATAGGGTTACCAGTTAATACAACAACGAAGTTTGCTGATACTTTAAACATACTTAAAGAATTTGCAGCAGCAATGAAAATATCTGCTTTAGCTATACAATTATGCTTAAAAGGAGCTGATGCAGCTATAGGTGGAATTGGTGCTAGAGTAAAAGATTTAGATGCTCCAATAAAAGCATGTCAGATAGAAAATCAACTTAAGAAGTCTTTAACTAAAAAACAAGCGGGTATGCTTGGTATGTTAGATGCAGATGGAGAATATATTACTTCTACTTTAGGTCAAAAAGTACTAGCTAAAGGCAATACAGACTCAGCAAAGAAACAAGTTGAAACTATACTTAAATCTAAAGGTATACTAACACCAGTTAAAGGATCTGCTGATTCAGTAGAGGACCTTAAAAAAAGACTTAACCTTCCTAAATCAGATTCAGATGCTATACAAATACCATCTGCAGTAAGAATATCTAAAGGAGTTGACGCAAATAAAATAGCTGTTATTAATAGAGATAGAGACTTAACTT